TTAATAGGGAATAAATAGGGAAAGGTTGTTAAGGTTGTTTCTTAAGTTAACCTTCATGTTCTCAGTAACGTGTGTGTAAATTGACAATGTTGTTTTAATGTCAGAATGTCCTAATCTTTGAGATATTACTTTAATAGGTACATTTTGTTCTATCAATAAAGCAACATGAGTATGTCTGAAGATGTGTGAGTGAATATTTAATGGTTTTAAATTATTTAATATAGCTCCATATGTTATTTTAAATATAAATTTATTGGAAGATACATAATCAAGCAATAATTTAGCTATAAAATCAGATATTTCTATTGTTCTTATACTAGACAATGTTTTTGGTGAACTAAGTTCACCGTTCATTAATTTTGTTTTATTAATTGAAATAGTTTTATTTTTAAAATCAACGTCACTAGGGGTAAGTGCCAATACTTCTCCTATTCTTAATCCTGTGTGTAACTGTAAAACAGCAATACTTCTAACAGTATTATTTTTAATTTTTTTCAAAATGCCAGGTATTTCATCTTTCTCTAAATATTTAACTTTTTGTAATTCCGCCGCTTTTTCCTCTTTAGTAAATTTAAAATCAAGTTTTACATTAAAAGTTGGAACATAATATTTTTTTATGAATTTGAAAAAATCGTTGTGGATAGTGCGAGTCAACTTTATAGCGTTAGGAGAGACCTCTCCTCTCATATCCATTAATTTTTTATCATATTTAATTTTAGTGATGTTCTTTAATTCTTCAGTGTCTTCTAATTTTTTTAAAGTATTATAATAAGATCTATATGAATTGTAAGCTAGTGTAGGCTTTTTAAACTCCAGGTATTTTTCTTTATAGTATCCTAAATTGTGAACTTCTTGTTCTGGATTTAAAATCTTATTGATCTTTTCTTGTAATTCCTCATATGCTTCTTTCTCAGTTGCTCTAGTCTTATTATTTTTTACAACGGAAACACGTCTGTTTTTTCCGTCCTTATCCTTGAATGATTGAACGTATCTGAATTTTCCATTGTGTGTAATTTCTCTGTACATAAAATACACATCCTTTCTTGCTAAACTTAAGATGTGTATGTTATAATATTATTATTGAGCGAGGTTCGCTCCACATCTTAAATTTTTTTAAGATTGACAAAAACTCTCTAACTCTTGGCGGGGTGCAGGGAGTTTTTTTATTTTATTTCAAATCAAGTTTAATGATTTTTTTATCTTTAAATGAGAAAGTAGGTTGTACTTCTAATTCAAGTGATCCATCTTCATTTACAGCAAAAGCTTGAGTTACATTTTCAAATGTTCTGTTAGGAGAAATACTGTCTAAAACAACTTGAATAGGGTATGATTCTGCTTTTTTACCGTTAACATATAATTTAATGTCAGTACCTACAGGATAATCTTTATCAGAAAGATTTTTAACATCATAAGTTACTAATAAAACTTTTTTAGCTTGTTTTTCTTCAACAGAGTTTCTTTCATCAGTCCATTTAGCCGATTTAACTGTGATTTCTACTTCTTTGTCAAAAGTAATAGGTGTACCTAATTTAGCTTCATTACTGTTTTTCTTTTCTTCTTTTTGTTCAGTCTTATTAGAAGAAGAACTAGTCTCTGTTTTTGAAGAGCATCCAGCAAGTACAACAGCACTAGCAAGGAAGGTACTTAATAATATTCTTGATTTTTTCATTCTTATAATCTCCTTTAATTTGTATTTTCGGCGGTATTTTAACCATAATGGATAGTTAAAAATAGCTATCTAAAATTTACTTCTCAATTCTACAACTTTACCTAAAATCACAACTGGTTTAGTTACTATTTCTTCATTAGAAAAAAACATAGGTAAGTAGTTTGGATTGGTACTTACTAACATTATTCCATTTTCTGTTTTTTGAAGTTTCTTACACGTTGCATCATCTCCGTTAACTAATGCGATCACAGTATCTCCACTATTAGCGTCAGATTGTTGACGTACTATTACTACGTCTCCGTCGTCCATTTTAGGTTGCATACTATCACCTTTAATTCGTAGTGCGAAAAACTCTCCTTGACTTTTCCATGAAGCGTCTATTTCCTCATAGTCTAGAATATCCTCAACAGCAGATATAGGTATTCCAGCTGCGACTGTTCCTAAGACTGGGATTTTTAATCCTTGAGGGGTTTGAGGTTCATATTCCATACCTAATAAGTAATCAGGTGTAGTATGTAAAACTGAAGCAAAATCTCCTATTTTATTAAGAGGTAATTCTCTAGTACCATTAAAATATCTTGATATAGCAGATTTGGCTATCCCTACTCGACGAGCCAATTCGCTCATAGACATATTTTGTTCTGCTGTCAATTTTTTAACTAATTCTACTACTTCGCTATTAGTGTTCATTTAAATCACCTCCTATTAATAATTATATTATAACATTGTTCCCGTTTGAATACAAGAATTATTTTTAAAAAACATTTTTTATATTTTTTTGTGAAAAGTGTTGACAAAAAAGAACAACGATGTTATTATTATTTTGTACTCGAAAGAGAACGAATAAAAGAAAGGAGCTATCATGAGATTAGATATTAAAAGATTAAAAGCAGAAAGAGTTGCTAAAGGATTATCTCAAGAGGAAATGGCTACTGAAATGGGGTGGAATTCAAGAACTCCCTATGCTAAAAGAGAATTAGGTATAATTGACATCGGCGTAGATGAATTTTTAAAAATGATAAAAATTCTAGGCTATACTGAAAATAATTTATCTATTTTTTTTACAGAAGACGTTCCCGAAAAAGAACGAATAAATTCTTTTCAACCAAACTAAACCCTCCCTTATTTCTAAGAGAGGAGAAAGGAGGAGTGAGGATGGAGATAAAGAAAATTATATTTCTAGACGATACTTATTTTGAAGATTGTATTTTATCTAATGACATTCCAAAAGAAATAGCCGAAGTATCAAGTAGTTTTGTGAAGTTAACCTTTGATAAATCGACTATTAAATATGTAAATTTAGATTTCATACAACTAATTATTCCTAAAAATTTAAAAGTTATTTCTTCTTAAAATACAAGGAGGTGATCAAATGTACAAAGCATATGAAGATAAAATTCAAGAGCCAGAAAACTGGTTAACTAGAAGTGAGTTGAAAAAATTCTTGAAAATGGATAAGTCAACTCCAAAATTCAACGCTTATATTCAAGAGTTAGAAGGATTAGAGAACTCATATGAATTTATGCAAGGCTTGATTGAAACTAATATTACTTATCATAAAATAAGAGTTTACAATTACATAAATGAAAAAGAATTAAACAAACGTCGTGAAAAACGACTAAAGAAAGGAGCTTAATCTATGAATAACTTAAAACGTAGAAAATTCAATAATCTATACTGGACGTACCTTGTAATTGCTATTTGCACATTCTTAATGACTGATATTGATTATACAAGAATTTTAGCGTTCCTTGTTGGAATCACAACATTAACGTTTTACACTTTTGATGAACGTGGAAAATACGCTTTTGAAGATGGTGAAGAAGATGATTATGAAGATAAGTAAAGAAAATAGTAATGAAGCTATCCCAACGTTTAAATATTTGTTAAAAACAAAACAAGAAGAAACTGGTATTTCTTGTGAACAGATAGCTAAATTAACTGGCATACCTTATAGCACTATAGGTAGAATCAGATACAATAGTGTGAAAAATATAAAGTTAGAACACATTGTTAAAATAGCAAAAGTATTAGATATAGATTTAAACGAATTGAAAGGAGTATAAACATGAACGATTTAGAACTATACAATGAATTACAAAAATTACAAGAACTTCAACGTGGTGTAGATAGTCACATAAAAGTGTGGGAGCGTGAAAAGATAACAACAGCCTTAAGTGAAGAATTCCATGAGTGGTACAATGCTATTGGATTTTTCAAAAATTGGAAAAAGCATAAGACACCAGTTGAGAAACAACTAGATGAATTAGCTGATTGTCTAGCGTTCGCATTGTCATTGTTGAATGATGATAAGAAACATTTTGAAATTGATAGATGTATAACTGTGTTAGATAGGAATAATGATCAACACATTTTATTAATGAGAAATGAGATTGAACATGGTGAGTTATTCTCAAAAAGAGTACACAATACTGTTTACAAACAGTCAGTAGGGTTTTCTATTGAATTAATTTTAAACATCGCAATGATTTATTACAGTTTTGATGAATTATTTGAAGCTTATAAGAAAAAATCATTAGTGAATATCCAGCGACAAAAAGAGGGGTATTAGGATGAAAAGAAACCAGGATGAAAATATCAACAAAAAGCATGTGGGACGTCGCATTTCAACTATTAGAAAACGTAACTTTTTAACTTTGATTGAATTCGCAGCGCAAGTTGGAGCTAGTAAAAGTAGTGTGTCAGATTGGGAAAAAGGTTTTCGACTTCCACCAGAAGCAGTGTTAATTAAAATAGCTATCATGGGAAATACTAGCGTTGATAAGTTACTTTATGGTGATGATATTAATGAAATTGAAGAACTTTATAAAAGTTTAATTAAACTTCCTAAAAAAGAGCTTATTGATTTAATGATAAGAGTGAAGGAGGAAAAGAATGTTAGTACACATTAATGGAGATATTCTAGAATTATTAAAACTAGATGACTTAGAAGAAACTAAAGACAACAAAAAAATGATAGAAAATACTGTGAATGCTTATATCTTAGGTGGAATGCTTACAGCATTAGAATACGGAGCTATTGATACAAAAGAAGAGGATATTTTAAATATGATGAATTATTACGAACAAAAGATGAAATTGCACGTGATAAAAGTTATGTTATCAAAAGACTTCAAGGGAGGTTATATGATTTGAAACAATACAGAATAAAGTTATGGGAATTAATGGCGGAGAGAAGCTTAAAAATAACTGACGTATCAAAAGATACTGGGTTAAGTAGACCGACATTAAATAATATAAAATTCAATAGAATTAAAGCTATTCAAATGAATACTATTGATATATTGTGTAATTATTTCAGAATTAGCCCCGGTGAATTATTTGAGGAAATCAAACCTGTTAAACCAGTTTACCCCATAAAAAAATAGCCGTTTTAAAAAACGACTACTTACAAAAATATACAACTTTAAAATAACATATTTAGGAGGAAATTGCAAGTGACAAAAGATAATATTAACAAACCTAATCCAAAACATTACAAGTTTGAGTTGAAAAATGTACCTGTGATTATAGATGGAGAAGAAAAAAATGTAGATAGTTTACAACTAGAAACAAGACACGTATTAAAAGATTTGCTAAACGATACGAATTTAACTCACGAACAAGCATTTTGGTACGGGAATATTGGTAAACGATATTTTAGACTGTGTAAAAAACACGATGAACCAACAACTGACATTAAGAAGATAATTCAAGAAGCAACATTCTTAATTAGCTCTATTTTAGGCAAAGAATATAAAGCTCATTTATTAGATGTTGAGGGTAATGATTTATTGAATGATGGTGAAGAAATAGCATCTATTGGAAAATTATACAGTTTATTAGGTTCACAAGAACAACGAATAGTAAACAGAAATAGAAATATTAAATTGATAAATGAAAATGGCATTTATAACATAGTTGAAGTTATTGCATATTTAGCTAAAAAAGGTAAAAATCCACTTGAAAATGAAAATTTCAGAGAGTTAATAGAAAAACAAGAACTTTCAACAAATGATATTGAAGAAATAATAGATATTTTAGGTAATTTAGCTCATGGAGAATAAACAAATAATCTTAAATGAATTAAAAGATCTTTACGATATGAAAGATAGTATCTTTGAAGATATAGCACATTTTGTTGATACTTACAGATACGAAAAAAGAAACACTGAAATAGCAAAAGTATTTCGTTGTTTATCAGATAAAGAAGAAATAGAGATATTAGAAGAATACATAAGGTATAGAAAAAATGAACGAGCAAATTTATGAGTTCGCAAAGACTATTAAAAATATTAAAGATATTGGTTTTAGTTACAAAGAAGCGAAAGATATATATGAATTTTATACAACGAGATTACAAGATTTATTTTTGTTTGATGAAGTTTTTGAAATAGATAGTAACTACACAACTAACGCTACTGATTGTTACAACAGTTTTGTAAACTTTTGTGTAAACAACAATGTTGATGTACCAACTCAAACAGCGTTTGGTTTAAATATGTGTAAGTTTGCTAAAAAAATCAGAACAAGAACTGGAATAAATTATAACGTGAAAATTAAGGAGAATATAAATGAATAGAATAATTACAGAAGAAAGATTAACAACATTATTACACAAGGAAAACATGCTTTCTAAAGTTGAAATACCAGATAATGTCAATCCATTTGAAGCAGTTGTTACTGAAGAAGAATTAAGTCAGTACGAACCAGTACAAATTAAAATAAACAGTGTGATGAAAAAATTACAAAAATCAAGAGTTGATTGGCAGTCTAAACCACGTAAGAAAAGTGGATTTAATAAATTCCAAAACTTTAAATATTTTGTATTAAAGGATATTTTACCAACAGTAAATGAAATATTTAATAAAAATGGATTGTATAGTCAATATAATCTAACAAAAGATTATGCAGAACTTATTATTACTGACAGCTCAACAGGTGATTATCTTACTTATAGAATACCTGTACAAAAACTTGATAATCCAACTATGCAAAATATCGGAGCTATCAACACATACTCTAAACGTTATTTATATATGAATGCATTAGAGATTGAAGAAGATGAAGATGAATTAGATAGTCAAGATTTAGATAAAGCAGAAGAGGTAAAATCAACTAAACTTTCTAAAGAAGAATTGATCAAAAAAATATCAGAAGCGTTAGGTGAAGCTAAATTAAATACATGGCTAAAAACATCTAAAAAAGAAAAAATTGAAGACTTTACTGTAGAGGAGTTAAGCAAAGTATGGAACAGTTACTCAAAAAATATCAAGAAGTAAAATTAGAACTTAAATTATTGGAATCAGAAATTAAAGAACAATTCTTACTGATGAATACTGAAAAGTATGAAGTAGGAGAGTTTAAAGTAGTTAAGAAAAAACCTTATATTAGACAGTCATTTGACAGTAAAAAATTTAAGGAAGATAATCCACTATTATATCTTGATTATATCAAAGAAACGGAAGTAAAAGAAAGTGTCTCTATTTCAGTATGATGATGTAACACATACGTATTCTTATATGGGACGTGTTGTCCCTTCAGTAACACAATGTATTAAATTGATTTTAGGTGATAAATATGGTGATGTGCCAAAAAGTATATTAAGAAAAGCTGCGATATATGGTACTAGAGTACATAAAATTTTAGAAGACTTAGAAGATGGTATAGAGTATCGCAACTTAAATATATATGAACAAAATGCGGTTAATCAATACAAGAAAATTAAAGATTTTGAAACTATAGAAAAAGAGATCTTTGTAAATTATAAAACTGTATATTGTGGACGTGTGGACGGTATAGGTAAAAATATCATTTACGATATTAAAACAACAACTAAATTAGATGTTGATTATATCAGTTTGCAGTTATCACTATATTTACTAGCCTATGATGAAGATAATTACGAAAATTACACAGGGTATGTCATATGGCTTCCTAAAAGAGACGCAGGGAAAAAGATTGAAATACCACTTAAGACTAAAGAAGAAATACTGGATATTGTGGAGCTTATAAAATGTTTGTGTTAAGAGATTATCAAAAGAAAATCATTAAAGATACATTTCAAGCCTTACATACTTACAAAGCACCTTGTGTGGTTGCACCTTGTGGAGCGGGAAAAAGTGTAATCATAGCAACAATTATTAAAATGTTCACGGATAAAAAAGCTAATGTGTTGTTTTTAGTGCATGTTAAAGAATTGCAAGAACAGATTAAAAATACACTTATCAATGCAGGGGTTAACGTTAATTATGTAAATGTTGCTATGGTTCAAACACAGGTTCGTAAAACTTCTGATAGGACTGATTATAAATTAATAGTAACTGATGAAAATCATCATAGCTTAGCTAATTCTTACGTTAAAATATACGAACGCTACTCAAATGCTAAAAGAATAGGTTTTACAGCTACACCGATTAGACTTAATGGCGGTGGATTAGGAGATGTGAACGATATTCTAATCGAAAGCGTTGATGTACAGTGGCTTATAGAGAACAATTTTCTAGCACCATTTAAATATTTAGCACCATCTGTAATTGATGTTGATAAATTAAAGCTTTCTAAAGGTGATTACTCAAATAAAAGTATAGATGGAAGTTTTAAAAAATCAATATTAGGAGATGTTAAAAAAATATATGATAAATATTTAAAAGGTTGCAAGACTATAGTTTATTGTCACAGTATAGAACATTCTGAAGTAGTAGCGAAAACGTTAGGAGGAGTTACCTTACATAGTAAGATTGATAAATATAAAAGAGATCAAATTATAAATGATTTTAGAACAGGAAAAGTAAATGTACTGTGCAATGTTATGGTGTTAGGAGAAGGCTTTGACGTTCCGGATTGCGATGCGGTTATATTATTACGTCCAACAAAATCATTATCGTTATTCATTCAACAAAGTATGAGATGTATGAGGTACAAACCTGGTAAGCAAGCTATCATTGTTGATATGGTTGAAAATTACAAAGAACATGGTTTACCAGATACTCCAAGAACGTGGAGTCTAGAGACTAAACCGAAAAGCGAACGTCCTACTGTTCGTTCACAGATGTGTATTAACTGTTTGTCAGTTGCAGAAACTATTAAAAATCCTTGTCAGTATTGTGGATATGTCAAGGAGATTAAAGAAAATACTATTGATGTTATTGATGAAGACATAGAGTATAGAGACATTAAAAAAATTAAACTGGAGTATATTCCAGAACTTTCTGAAGTTGAAAATATACAAGATTTACAAAAAATTCAAAAAGCAAAAAATTACAAGCCTGGATGGGTTTACCATCAAGCAAAAATTAGAGGATATTTATAAATTAAAGGAGATTAAAATAATATGGCAATTAAAATGAGTTACAACACAGGATTTACAGTTACACCAGAAGGAATTTATACAGTATTAGTTGAGGATATTTCAGTAGAGACAGCAAAAAATGGTAATGAGTATTTAGCGTTAAAATTAGCAGTACAAAATAGTGAATCTGTTAAAACTATCAGAATGACTTACTGGCAAAATCAAGATACAGGAGAGTATAGACTGTATGATTTAATGAATATCGCTAAAGCGTATGGAATTCCAGAGGAAACTGAATATCAAAGTTATGATGAATTCTTTGCTGCGTTATCTGAACATAGCGAAAAACCTATCTCTGTTAGAGTAGAACACTATACTAATCCTAATAACGGTAAAGTAAGTATCAATTTAAGAGATATTAAAGAAGCGAACGATCTAGAAGATTTAGTAAATCCTTTTATTTAAGAGGTGTTAAATGATACCTAGTGAATTACAAGATTTAAAGCAGTGGTGTTGCTACAAGTTAGTTAAGCAAAAGAACACTGAAAAATTAAGTAAGCTACCTATTAATCCAGAAACAAAAAAAGGTGCAAAGAGTAACGATCCATCAACATGGGTTGATTATGATACGGCATTACTTTATGCAGATGAATATGATGGAGTGGGATTTTTCTTCACTCCACCATATGTTGGAATTGATATTGATAGCGTGAATTTAGATAAAATTGATACGAAAACATTAGAAATAATTAATACGCTTAACAGCTATACAGAAGTATCTGTAAGTGGTAAGGGACTACACATAATTATACGTGGTTCAATTCCTGGAGAAATCAACAGGAAAGGTACTCTTGAGATGTACCAAGAAGCAAGATTTTTCGCTATGACAGGAAATATCTTAAAAGGTTGTCCAGATGAAGTATACGACAGGCAACAAGAGTTAGAAAAAATATATAAAAAATACATGGAACAACCAAAAATAGTAATGGACTATGGTGTTCAAGATAAGAGGATAGTTAATTTTAATGATCTTTTAAAAGTTAAAAATGAGAAGTTCAGAAAATTATATAGCGGTGAATTCAATGAATATCCTAGTCAATCTGAAGCAGATTTAGCGTTCTGTTCGATGGTTGCTTATTTCACAGATGGTAATGCTGAATTAATTGATAAAGCAGTACGTGAGAGCCAGTTATATCGTGAAAAATGGGATAAAAAACACGGTGCTGATACTTATGGTAATTTAACGATTAAAAAAGCGTTAGATGGATATAAAAAGCGTGAATTTTTACCAGAATTATACATGGATAAACACTATCCGTGGGACGATACAGGAAATGCAGATAGGTTCACAGATATATTTAAAGACAGAGCGTTATATTCTTATACTAACAAAGGTTGGTATTTATATGATGGTAAACGTTGGGTGTTTGATACGTTAGGTAGGATAAATGATTATTTTGAACAGAGTGTAGTTGTTCTGAAAAAACAAGGCTTTCCGATGGATAAGCTAGAAGGTGAGTTTTTAGAAGACTATGAAAAACGTATTAAGAAAATGAAGACAGCCTTTGAAAAACATTTAAACTACTCTAGAAGCAATAGAGGAACAGTTGCAGGTATCAAGCAAGCGATGTATAAGAATTCAATAGATATCAGTGAATTTAACAGTAATGATATGTTAATAAACTTAGAAAATTCTGTTTATGATCTGGTTAGTGGTATGAATATACCTCATGATGCTAGTTTTAAATTCACTAAAAAAGCTAATGTTAACTATGATGAAAGTAAAAAATGTCCACGCTGGGAACAATTTTTACTAGAAATTTTTGAAGGTGATAGGGAGCTTATTAAGTGGATACAAAAAGCGTTAGGATATTCACTTACAGGACTGACAACAGAACAGGTAATTTTTATCTTAAATGGTAACGGTAAGAACGGAAAATCTGTGTTTATGGATGTGGTAAGTCATATATTTGGAGATTATAGAGCTAACATTCAACCAGACTCACTTATGGTTAGACAAAATCAAGGTGCTAATAGTGATATAGCAAGGCTTAAAGATGCTAGATTTGTTACTACAGTTGAGAGTAATGATGGTATGAGGTTTAACGAAGGTTTAGTTAAGCAGTTAACCAGCGGAGATACAGTTACAGCTAGATTTTTACATGCTAATGAGTTTGAGTTTACACCTAAATTTAAGTTGTGGATGGCAACTAACCACCGCCCTATTATTCGTGGGACTGACAAAGGTATCTGGAGACGTATTCGTTTAATTCCGTTTACTAGAGAATTTACAGATGAAGAAGTTGATCCAGATTTAACATCAAAACTTTTAGCTGAGAGTGATGGAATATTACAATGGATGCTAAAAGGTTTAGAAATGTGGCAAAAAGAAAGATTAGGTATGTGTTCTAAAATTCTTATGGCAAATAAAGAATACAGACAGGAAATGGACGTTGTAAGTACATTCCTTGATGAATGTGTTAGTAATAATTTAGGTAAGGAAGTCAAAGCAGCTGAATTATACCAACACTATAAAAATTACTGTGCTCAGAACGGATTTTTCGTCCTAACCTCAACAAAATTTGGGAGAGAGATGGACAACAAGGGATATATTAAGGTTCATAAGCGAACAGGTAGATTTTATCAAAATATAAGTATGAGATTTTAAGAGTGTGAATAGTGTGAATAGTTTAATACTATTTCTATATTATTTACATATAGAAAAATATAAAAAAGTATATATAAAAAATATAGAAAACGGCGAAAACTGTTCACACTGTTCACACATATATTTTAAGAGGTGATATTTTGAAAGAAACAGACATTCAAAACACTATTAGAAATGGGATTAATGATATTGCGGTTATATTTAGAATTAATGTTGGTAGCTTTAAAGTTGGAGATAGAATTATTTCAACAGGAGTACCAAAAGGCTTTCCAGATTTATTCGGATTTAGAAGAAAAGATGGAAAAGCAATTTTCTTAGAAGTGAAAACTCCAAAAGGGAAGCTTAGAAAAGAACAAGAAGTCTTTAAAGAAGCATTATCAAAGCAAAATGTAATATATGGTGTTGCTAGAAGTTTAGAAGAAGCAAGAGAAATAATTTTACGTACTTAAAATTTAGAAGCATTTAAACCGTTTCTGAGAGTTTTAAAGTTAAAAATGAGTAATTATACTAAAAATGATATTAAAACGAAAATAGAGGCGAAATTTTAATGATTTGAGGTATTTTATGATGAAAGGTATAAAAAGAATTGTAAACATAGAAGAAAATATTAGTTTGGTATTGATAAGAGTTATTAATGATTTTTTAAATAAAAATTTAAAATCGTATGAAGAAGAGTATTTAAAAGATAATGAATATGTAATTGATATAAGGTTCGAAAAAGGAGTAACAGTAGTTGAACCTGGATATCAATCATTCTACACAGCGTTTATTCTTATCGGTGAAAAATGACTAACTTACAAAAAATAATGGATAAGCAAAAAATTACTGATCATGAATTATACGAGTTATCTGGAGTGCATTTTAACGTTATTAAATTAATCAGAACAGGTCAGAGAAAAACACCACGATTTGAAACTTTGCGAAAACTAGCAAAAGCGTTGGGATGTACACCGAAAGAAATAGGAGGATAGAAAATGGATGAGAAAGTAAAAGAATTAGAAAAAAGAATTTTTAAATTAGAAATGGATGTTTACGTATATAATGATTTATTAAAAAAATTACGTTTTGAAATACATAAACTTAAAATGTATATACTAGGATTTAACTTTTTAATAGTATTATTCATTATTTGTTGGGTTATTAATTTCATTTATCAAATTATTAATTATTTCTGGGGTAAATAACATGGCAAAAAAGATTAAAAAGAATAAATTTGGAATTAGCAAACCTGGAGCTAAACAAACTAAAGAATTTGAACAAAGAAAACAGTTAGAGTGGGAAGCATATAGAAAGAGTGAAAGGAATGATAAAATGTTAGAAAAACTAGCTATAGCCGGAATTATAATTTTAGTTGGTGCTTATTTTGTATTTATATTTATTGAAGCAAATGAGTATCAAGAACGTAAAGAAAAAGAAAGACAAGAAGCCGTAGAATTAAGGATAAAAAATGCTAGGTTAGAAGAAAAATTAAAAGCAATGGATGGCGAAAAAGATGAACAAACTAAGAAAAAAGCTGAATTAAACGGAATAGGAGGATAAGGGATGAAAGAGAAATATGAAAGATTAAAGGATATAGCGGCAACTTATGGTTACGATAAAGTAGTAGAAGAGACTGAGAAAAAATTGATAATAAGTAACGGATATTTTCATGAATTAAGAATACTGTGTGATGACGTTGAGCGTAAATTTGGTATGAGAATAGTGAATAAAGTCTATGATTCAACAATTTTTACAGTTGTTACTTTTCATTACGGTGAATTTTTGATGGAATTTGAAAAATCTTTGAAAATATATATAAATCGTGTTTTCAAAGAATCAATGAGAATGATAAATTTAGATGTATAAGAGGGTAAAAAATGTTTAAGAAAATATGGGATAACATAGAAATTATAATGATCACACTGTCAATGTTATTAGCGATGTTCACAATAGGATTGATGTTAGGTGTATATATTTCAAGCGAAAACATGGAGAAATTGAGTACTGAAAATATAAGACAGTATCAGACTATCCAGCAGCAAAAGGAGAGAATAAGAGAATTACAAGAAATGAAGCAGCTGAAGGAGATATATGGGTAATGATAGGAGATATATACTTATTCATAAAACAGTTTTGGAAAGAAACATTTTGCATACATGAATATTTTCGTAAGAGTATAGATATTTATTCATGGAAAGAATGTAAGAAATGTGGAAGAGTTAAATTATAGGAGGATAGATAATGAATTTTAGAGAAATAAAAGAAGTTAACAAATTAATTAATGAAATAGAAAGATTGGATACTTTTACAATGGACATTCAAAACCCTGCAAGAACTTTAAAGGTATCTAGCGACTTTCACGGAGTAATATTAAAGGGAGAACACAAAACCAAAGTTATACAAGTGCTATTTGGAATTAGAAGAGAATTGGCTGAAGAATTGGAAAAGTTAGGAGTTACGGAGTATGATGACAATGATTAAAAGAGTAGTAACAATAACAGGTGAGGTTGAGACTTTAGGTGATAAAATTAATTATTTTATAGAAAATGAATTAAAAGAGAACGAATGCGTTATAAACATCAAGTATATAAAAGATGGTAGCCGACTTAAACCTTATGAAGAAAATCGAGGAATGGGTTTTGAAACTGTTGTAGTAGCAATTATACATATAGGAGAAGTTAACAATGCGATATAAAGTAATAGACTATGTGTCAAAGAAAGAAAAAGTTAAAGAAAGCACTTGTGGTTGTTGCTTTCACGTAAGGTCGGCAGAACAAGGATATATTATTTTACAAGATGAAAAAGAAAGAGAAAAAGTTGTCGATTTATATGAATGGGAATGTCGTTTATGTAAAGAGATAAGAATAGACAATGTAATTGATTTTTCTAATTGGTTGTGGAAGCAAGAAGTAGATGAAATACCTAATGAGCTATCAGAAAGATTTGAATGGTTGTACGATATCGTGGTTGAATATAAAAAAGAAAAAGCGAGATATTATAAAAATGAATCTATTTAGAATTAGATTTTGGTTGAAAAATGGTGAATTTTTAGAAACTTCAATTGATTTTGATAATCTTATGGTTTTAGAAGAAGCTTATTACAAAGTAAAACACGGAATAGTGAGAAACAAAAATTTGAAAATCACTATTTCAAATATAACATTTCATGTTGACGATGTAGAAGAAATAGTATGTTGCGATGATTATCGATTTATAGATGAACCATTATTAACAGTGACAGTTGAAGAAAGAGATGTAATAAAAGAAGAACTTAATAAAGTATATTGTAAAGTTGATAATTTTATAGGACGTATAGGAGAAAGAAATTTAATTATTTTATTAGTGATCATATTAATATTTGTAACGATATTTACAGCATATCAAATATACAGTTTATTTAGTATGTAGGAGGAAAAAGAATGAGACAACCGAAAGTGTATGAAAAAGGTTTTAAAAAAGTATTTGAAGTAGAATCGATTAGATTTGATACTAAAGTAGTTGAAGTTTATGATGAAAATTATCATATGTATAGATTTTTTGATTTTGATGAAGTTGAGTTTATTTATAACACTGGTTTTAAAGATAAGGTTGGTAACTATATTTATAACGGTGATATATTAGAATATCAAGAAAATAAACATTGTATTGATAAGCTTTTAGTTGAAAAAGATAAAGAACAGGAATTCTATTACTTAACAAACAACGGAAATTATTTAATCAGACTGATGAATATGCGTGAATACTTAGTTATTGGCAATATTTACGAAAATAAAGATCTATTGGAGAATTAGTAATGAAACGGTTTAAGGAAGAAATAGACTTGATACTAATTATAGGTGCAGTATTAATTATTTTCGGTTTAGGTTTAACTGTTTTTAGAGAAGATAAAGTCTTGTTACAAAAAGCAGTAATTAAACTACCTAACAATGAAGTAGTTACTGGGGAGGTAGAAGAATGGACTACATATGATAATAAAGATACTGTAAAGGTTAAGTTAAAAAACGGAAAACAATATTTAGGACATTCGAGTAATATTGTTTTATATAACGATTAGGAGGATTAGCGATGAAATGGCACAAAGTTTATTTAAGAAAAATGACAGAAGAAGAAATAGCTAAGTACAAGGATGACTTTCACAGATCTCAAGAATTTAATAAACATGAAGAAGATTACTTAATTTGGGAAGGTGAAATACCAGAGAAATTATATGATCCAGTTGTAGTTATTTACAACATTTTTGATAAATTTGATAAATGTGTAAGACAACATACTTGGGCTGATGTGAATTTAAGATATTATCACCATGAAATGAAGAGTGCGATTATTTACTGGGCTGAATTACCAAAGGAGGATTAAAAATGAAATGGAATAAATTAACAACGAGAAAGATGACTGAAGATGAAGTGGAAATTTATGGAGATAAATATGATTTTATGTGGGATGGAACGTTACCTGATATTGACGAAGAAGTACTGGTCACTTACCCTTTGTCTCCTGGAGAATTTATTGATACATACGTTGACACGTGGGTAGAAATTGGTGATGAATTAGGTTTTGAAAATACTGATAATGATATTATATATTGGATGGAGTTTCCAGAATATAACGGAGAATTGGATGATTAGGAGGATTAAAAATGAGTGAACACGACAAAATCATATTATATGTATATTTACACAACGGTGAAATAGTAGAAGCAGAGGCAACAGAAGAAGAACTAACAGAAATTACAGAAATTTACGAAATGTTCACAGAAGAAAAAGAAGACTTATTTTCAAGTAGTATTTTCATAGTTGGAGATAAAGAAATCGATATGAACGAAGTTGAGCATATAGCTTATGAGAGAACTGAGGAGGTAAAAGAGAATGACTAACGAAGAATTAGAAGAAAAAGTAAAACGATTAGAAGAACAATTAACAGAAGTAAGAATTGAACTGTTAGAAAGGAAGGCTCCGTTTATACCTTATAAGCCGTATGAGGTGGAAGCGCCAGAGGATATAGAAGATTATTACATCCTAGACGGATATGGAAAAGTTTGCTCTTTAGAAGGTTTTAGTATGAATTACACACGTTGTCAATATGAACGTGGATTAGCTTTCAAAACTAGAGAAGAAGCTGAACAATTCAAAAAAGAGCAAATATTATTGTTTAAACTTCATAAGTGGGCTAAAGAACATCAAGGAGACTGGACACCTAATTGGAAGGACGATGATGAAACTATTCATGAAGTACAAATCGACAGATTTCCAATGTATGCGTGTGATAGTCCGTTAGTGATAAATGAGGTTGAAGAAGTTCGTTCGGTTTCTATTTTCCCGTATTTTTGTACATATGAAACGGCAAGAGAATTCATTGACGAGTTCAGAGGAGAAATTGAAGAGGTGTTTTGCTAATGGATGAATTAATGCAGAAAATAACAGAAAAGCTTAATATAGCAGTTGATAAAGCACCAGAAGTGTATGAAATGTTAAAATGGCAAAATGCTACTTACGAAACATGTAGTACTATGATAACTTATTTAACTATGCTTGGAGTTTTAGTTGGGATATTTACATTCGTAGCACTTATGGTACTTGGAGAGAGTAATGATGCTACTTTAGTAGAAGTAATAGCTGTAATAATACCGATAATTGTAATTGTTATATTAATAATCGGACTGTATATTTACAGAAATACACATGCTCCAGATGTGCTATTTTTAAAAACTATGCTTAAGTAGAGGTAAACCACTATGTACGATCTAAAAGCTTATACTCCTACTCAAGGTATAAAATCTGTGGTTAAATACAATTTTAAAACTAAAGAAATTGAGTTAGAAGTACGACCTTACGGAAATATTAAGACTAAAAACTTCACGATTTTACGTTGCAGCGAACTAAAAGATAAATGGGGTAATATGATATTTGAAAATAACATTGTTAAATACGATGAACAATTAATAGGTGAGGTGAAGTTCACTAAAGGAAAGTTTGTTGTTGAATTTAAACAATTAACGGTTGATTTATGTGATGTCAATAATAAAATACTGATAATAGGAGATGTGTATGCAAAGAAAATTGAGTAACGAAGAGTATTTTAAACGAAAAAATTTTTTAAATAAAATAAACTCGATTAGAAGCCATATTAAAAGAAATATGGATGAGTTAAAAGAATTAGCAGAGATGAAAAAATCTATTAAAATTACTGATTATACCAAAGAAGATTTTAAAACAAGTGGTAGCAATACAAGTCAACAGGAAATAATAGTGTGTAAGATTATTGAATTGGAGAAAGAAATTTATGACAATACTACTGAATTAATGGATGTGAAAATTGTTACTAGGGGTGTTTTGAATAAAATAAAAGATGATAAATGCAGGCTTTACATGTTTTACAGATATTACGACTGCTTAGATGAAGAGACTATAAAATATAAAATGAATATCTCAACGAGAACATGTCAAAGATTAAATTCTCAAGGTATATTTTCAATAAAAATCTAATTGGCGGTAATTGGCGGAGAAACTCTATTGAATGGCGGGGGTAAACCATTTATAATGGTATTATAAGATTTTAGGTAAGGGAATTCCTAGATATAGTTACTTTGATTTTATACAAGCAGATGTGGATACCAAACTTTTAAATTTTCGTATGTTATTAATCTCTTACCTAAAATCACTATCATAACAACCTCTTTTGACAGTTTAACGACTGTCTTTTTTTAGTTGTCAAGAAAGGATGGTGGAAAATTGGCAAAGTTAAATTTAAAACAACAAAAATTCGCTGATGAGTACATCATTAGTGGAAATGCTGAAAAATCGGCTTTGAGTGCAGGATATTCTGTTAATTACGCAAGGAAACAATCTCATAAATTGTTGGCAAATGTTGGCATAAAAGCGTACATCGATGAACGGCTTTCTGAATTGAGTTCAAAAAAAATAGCTGATCAAGATGAAGTGTTGCAATTTTTCACATCTGTAATGCGTGGTGAAATACTTGAGCCTTATGCATTAGGGATAGGAAATGGAGCACAGCAAATTATAGAGGTTAAACCTAATGCAGCAACAAGAAAAAGTGCTGCGGTTGAATTAGCGAAAAGATACGGTTTAACTTCAGAAAAAATTGAAATGAACGTTACTACAAATAGTAAACTTGAAAGCATCTTAACTCAACTAGAGGAGAAAGACGATGAATAACATTGTGTTATCTCCGAAGTATAAATATTTCTTAAAACATAAAGCAGAAGCTGAAGCATTAGAAGGAACAACAGCAGCAGGAAAAACTACTGTAGGTGTTGTTAAATTTATGTTGAAAGTTGCACAGAGTAAACAAAAATTACATTTCATTAGTGCAAAGTCTGTCGGAGATGCTGAGAAGAATATAATTCAATCAGACTTAGGAATTACTGATATTTTCGAAGAATACATAGTATATCGTGGTAATGGTGATGCTAACTATAAAATACCGCATATCAAATACGATACTCCCAGTGGTGAGAAAATTATATTTATTTTAGGTTACTCTTCAAGAGATAAATGGGAAAAAGCGTTAGGTTCACAATTCGGTTGTGGTTTTATCGATGAAATAAATACAGCTGACATTGATTTTGTACAAGAAGCAACTATGCGATGTGATTATTGGATGTGCACAATGAATCCAGACGACCCTACACTCCCTATCTATTCAAGGTATATAAACAGGTTTAGAGCATTACCTAAATATGAATATGACACACCGCAGGAAATAAGAGAAATGTTAATTGAACCAGAACAAGCTAATTGGACTTACTGGTTTTTTTCTTTTGATCATAATTATGGTTTATCGGAAGAAAAGAAAGAAAAGATTAAAAATACAGTTGCAGTTGGAACAAAACTTTATAAGAATAAAATTCAAGGTCTCAGAGGACGTGCAGAAGGCTTGGTATTCAGTATGTTTGATAGAAAATCAAACGTTATAACCGAAGATATAGCAAGGACTAAAACGTTTATCCGTTATTCTTGTGGTGTCGATACATCTTACTCAGATAAGACTGAAGATACAATATCGTTTATTTTTCAAGGTATCACAACAGACGGAGAACTTATTGCACTTGAAGAGAAAACTTATAATAATAAAGACTTTAACAACAGTAAAATAGCACCTTCAGACGTTGCAGTAAAATTACATAATTTTTTAGACTACTGTAAAGATAAGTGGGGCTTTTGTCGTAAAGTCTTTGTTGATAACGCTGACCAGGCAACGATGATGGAATTAAGAAAGTATAAACAACAAAAAGGCTTGATATATGAGTTTTATAACGCTGATAAGCGTGTAAGAATCATAGATAGGATAAATATTTCAAGTGGTTGGATGAAGAATTTAAAATACTTAGTATTAGACCACTGTGAAGAGCATATCAGAGAGTTAAATATATATTCGTGGAAAGAAGATAAAGACGAACCAGAAGATAGAAATGACCATACTATCAACGCTAGTCAATATGGATATATACCTTACATTAATATTATTGGTCAACAAAATAAACAAGATAATCAATACAGCACACTTGTTGCTGGATTTGGGAAAGGATAATAAATGGCATACAATGAAACATTCGTTGATAGTACAGGTAAGAGTAAAACATTAACACTTAGATTTCATAGAGAATCTAGAATGCGTTACAGAATTAATAACGTTGAAGAATTGTTTGAAAATGAACATAAAGTCTTAAGGGAATTCCTAGAGCATCATAAAAGTACACAACGTCCTAGAATTCAAGAATTATACGACTATTCAGAAGGTAACAACCATACTATTAGCGTTCAACAAAGACGTAGTGAGCAAGATATGGCGGATACTAGAATCATTCATAATTTTGGTAAGAGTATATCTGTGTTTAAGCAAGGATATTTAGTTGGTAAACCTATTCAAGTTGAATATGAAGACGGAGAAGAAAACAGTGCAACAGATGAAGTGCTGAAAGAAATAGCTAAAGTCAATAGCTTTCATGATTTAAACAGAATGCTTGTTCTGGATTTATCAAAAGTAGGTAGAGCATACGACTTAGTGTATCGTTCAATGGAAGACGTAACAAAAGTTAAGAGGTTAGATCCGTTAAATACATTTGTGATTTATGATAATACCTTAGAAGATAAAATGTTAGCTGGTGTAAGGTACTATTCTGTAGGACTATCAGATAATAAAAAACATTTTATTGATGTATATTTAAATAACGTTATTCATAAGTGCCAAATGATAGAAGGTGTAATTACTGAGTTAGCAATCGAACCTCATATGTTTAATGATGTACCTATCACAGAATATCTCAACACTGCTGAAGGCATGGGAGATTATGAAAGTGAGCTATCATTAATTGACTCATACGATGCAGTTCAATCTGACACGGCAAACTATATGACAGATACTTCTGATGCTATTCTTGCTATATTCGGACAAGTAGCTTTTCCAGATGATGTATTAGGTGATAACAAAAAGCAAATTGAGTACATGCGTAAAATGAGACGTGCAAGGTTACTTCAATTAAAACCGCCTGTAGATATTAACGGGACTGAAGGTAAGGTAGACGCTAAATATCTATACAAACAGTACGATGTGAACGGTGTTGAGTCTTATAAAAAACGTATTGTAAATGATATTCATAAATATACTAACACTCCAGATATGACAGATACTAATTTTAGCGGTGTTCAAAGCGGTGAAGCTATGAAGTATAAACTATTTGGACTGGAACAAGCAAGAGTAGATACTCAATCGTTATTTGAAAAAAGTTTAAAACGTAGATATCAACTTATAGCTAATATTGGTGACTATGTTAAAGAATTAACTGATTTTGATATTTCAAAACTTAAAATCACATTCAATCCTAATCTACCTAAAGCACTTGAAGAGACTATCAACGCTTTTAAATCGTTAGGTGGTATGGTTACTAATGAAACAGCAATGAGACTAACTGGAATTGTAGATGATCCAAAAAAAGAACAAGAATTACTTGATACTCCAGCAGTTGCTGAAGAAAATACTGGATATGATGTTGATAAAGGAAAACTACTTTATAAAATCACAAGTATACTTAAAAAATTCAAAGCTGGAGATTATAGCGAAGCATTAGCAAGGAAATTCTTAAAAGACTTAGGACTTAATGAAATGGATATAGAAAGCTACTTACACGACGGTGAAGAGGTGATAGTAGATGAAACAATCGTTTAATTACTGGAAGAAAAGAGAATTAGCAAACCAACTCAATCAAATTAAAGATGAAAAAGAGACGATGACTCAGATTGAAAAGAACTTTGTTATTACCTTAGCAGATGTAGAACATCAAATTAAAGTGTTCTATGAACGTTATTCAAAGGTTGCAGGTATTTCTATAGAGGAAGCACAAAAGAGAGTCTCTGAGCACGACGTAAAAGCTTTCCAGAAGAAAGCAAAAGAGTATGTTAAGAACAAAGATTTTAGCCCAGAAGCTAATACAGAATTGAAGCTTTACAATGCTACTATGAGAATTAATAGGTTAGAGTTATTAAAAGCGGAAATAAACTTACACTTAACAAACTTAACTGAAGAGAATAGTAAAGAAATAACTAATCACTTAGAAAAGTTAGGTAAGACTGAATATGCTAGACAAGCTGGAATACTTGATACTGAATTAAGATACAGCAAAGAAGGTGTTAAAGCTATTGTGAATAGCGATTATAAGTATGGTAACTTCAGTAAAACATTGTGGACTAATCAAAAGGCTTTAATGAATACTATTGAGGTTATGTTAAGACGTTCTATTATTCAAGGTGGAAACTCAACTGAATTAGTAGGAAGACTTAGAAAACAATTTGACGTTGGTGTTCATGAAGCTAAAAGACTGTTAGTAACTGAAGCGGCACGAGTTCAGGGAGATGTTCAAATAGACAGTATGGAGCAAGCAGGCTATGAAGAATATGTGTATATCTCTGAACCAACCGCATGTGATATATGCAAGCATCTTGATGGACAACATTTTAAGATTAAAGATAGAGAAGTAGGTGTAAATTACTATCCTATGCATCCATTCTGTAAATGTTCAAGTGCAGCATACTATGATAGCGAAAAACTAGATAAAGAAATAGCTGAATATCGTAAAGCAAGAGGGCTGGATAAAGAAGAAGCTGAAAATGATGTCGATTTGATGAGTAAATCAAAAGAATTTAAAATCAAAAATGCTATAAATGATGATATTAAGTTTAGTGCTAAAAAGGTATATGGCACTAAATACGACATATGGACTCAAGATAACACTAAAAAGATACGAAATACTTTAAGATTAGTTCAAGAAGAATTATCAAAATTTAGTAATGTTCCTAGAGTAGTTATTTTAAAGAATCAAAAATTAAGAGGTATAGCGGGATATAGTAGAGTAGATGATACTTTATATATAAGCGATAGCTTAAATTCAGAAGAGAGTATAAAAAACATATTAGCTGATGGATATTTCGCTTCTAAAAATTTGAACGATATAATCACACATGAATTAGCACATAAAATGCATTGGGATAGTGCTAAAAGGCTTTACAACAAAAAGAAAAAATTATATAATAGTCTAGAAGAAGCAAAAAAACATTTAGACGAAGATTTAATAAAATATGTGAAGATGCAAGAAAGCACAGATTTCTTTTATGTGAAAAATATAAGTCAAAATGCAAAAGAAGCATGGAAGAAAAAAAATATAAATGAAATAGTGGCAGAAGTAGCAGTATTGAATCAGAAATTAGAAGATAAAGAATTATTAAATAAAGTGAAAGGAGTATTAGAATGGAAATAATGACATTGCCTAGCAAAGAAACGTTAATGTTTATTAATGAAATAGAACCATGGATAATAGATGGAGAAAATGGTGACGGAGTAACTTATATTTTTTCAAAAGATACTCCTAAAGAAATATTAGAACTATTCAATAAAATAAAAGATAAGCTAGGATACAAAGTTAATGATTATATCCTAGAAGATTAAACACTTAACATTTTTTGTTAGGTGTTTTTATTATGTCAAAATGGAAATAAAACGCTTACTTTCCATTTTCAATTAAATAACTATTTTCAAAATGGAAAAATATATCATTTTTTCCATTTTAACTTTTAAAACGATACAAAATGTTTCGTTTTCGTCCTAGACATGACGTTAAAAGGTCTTTTTATTATGTCAAATTACACTAGCGTGGCTTATTTCTAAAGATAAGTGGTGCACAACTGATCAATAAGAAATATGACTAGCGTGGATAAGGAGAAACAATGAACAAACAATTTTTATTAAAACTAAACTTACAACACTTTGCAGATGAAGGAACAACGGAAACAAACAATACTGAACCTGAGGTTAAAGTACCTGCTACTCAATCTGAATTAGATAGCTATGTAAATAAAGCAGTACAAACGGCTTTAAAAAATCAACAAGCAAAACATGAGGCTAACATTAATTCACGAGTAGAAGAAGAAATCAAAAAACGTGAAGACTATTCAAAATTAAGCGAAAGTCAAAAACGTGATAAAGACTTCGAAGATAAAAAAGCAGAATTTGAGAAACAAGTAGCTGAGTTTAGACACTCTCAACTAATTGTGGAAGTTCAGAAAGATTTAGTTAGTAAAGGATTACCTACTGAATTAGCTGAGACATTCGCTTTACATGGTACAGCAGAAGATGCTTTAAAAGCAGTGAATATACTTGAGAAAGTATTCAATGAAGCGGTAAATAAAGCCGTTAAAGAATCTGCTAGACAAACAACACCTAATGTAGGTGCTACTGGAGCAGAAAAGCCGTTGAACTTAGGAGCAAGACTGGCACAAGGTGTAAGTCACAAAAAACCATTTTAGGAGGATAAGAGATGAAAACAACAACAATTTTTAATAAAACTGAAATCTTACATAACTTAGAATTTGAAGCTATTTCAGTAACAGTAGATAAAACAACTACAGGAACAGTAACAGAAAACGGACGTAAATTATTAAAAGCTGGAACATTACTAGCTGGAGATGGTAAGTCTATTTTCGAAGATAGAACAAAAAAAGTTAAGAAATTAACTAACGATGCAACAGCACAATACGTTGACGGAGTAGCATTACATGACGTTGATTTAACTGATGGAGACTCAGTAGTAGCATGTGTGTTTAAAGGTACTTTACGTGAAGACAAATGCAACGGTGGTACTGTTGATGCAAACGTAAAATCAAAATTAAACTTAATCAAATTTGTAAAAGGTGTATAAGGAGGACTATAAAATATGGCATTAATTTACGATACAATTACAGCAGAAAATGTAAGTGGATATTGGAACGCTTCACAAGAGAACGTTGATACTACTTTAGGAGATAAATTATTTCCTGCTAGAAAACAATTAGGAATTAAATTAGCATTTGTAAAAGGTGGAAGTGGTAAAGCAGTAGCTTTAAAACCTGCTGCGTTCGATACTAAAGCTCCACTACGTGAAAGAATGAACTTAAGCGTAACAGAAGAGCAAATGCCATTCTTCAAAGAGGCTATTGTAGTTAAAGAGGAAGAAAGACAACAATTAAATATGATTGAAGCTACCGGTAATCAAGCACTTATTGATAGTGTGGTTGCTGGTATTTTTGATGACCAAACACACTTATTAAATGGTGCTAAAGCTAGATTAGAAGCTATGAGAATGCAAGTGTTAGCAACTGGTAAAATCTCATTTAACAATAACGGAGTAGCTCAAGAGTTTGATTATGGAGTTAAAGACTCTATGAAAGGAACTGTTGAGACAAAATGGACTGAAGCAGCAGCAACTCCACTAGCAGATATTGAAAAAGCAATTGAAGCTATGGAAAATCAAGGTAAGAAAGCAGAAATTCTTATCATGACTCAAAAAACTTTTGGTTTAATCAGAAAAGCAGAGTCAACTATTAAAATTGTTAAACCAGTAGCACCTAAAGGAGCAACAGTAACAACTACTGAATTAACTGATTATCTTTTAGATGCACATGGTGTAAAAGTTGAGATTAAAAATGATACATTTGTAGATGATGATGGAAATGCTAAAAAATTCTATCCAGAAGGTTATGTATCATTTATTCCTAATGCTACTTTAGGTAAAACAGTATTCGGTACTACACCAGAAGAATCTGATTTATTAGGTGGGAATGTTGCTGGAGTTGAAGTGAAAGTTGTTAATACTGGTATTGCTATTACAACTCAAGAACTAGTTGATCCTGTTAACGTACAAACTAAAGTAACTATGATTGCTTTACCATCATTTGAAAGATTAGATGATGTGTATATGTTGGATATCAAACCTTAGGAGTTAATTTATGGATAGAGATTTAGTATTAGATAACGTTAAAGAAGATTTAGATATTCGTGATACTTTGCAAGATACTATCCTATGTAGACTTATTGATAAGGTTATTGACCATTTCAAATTCACTTATAAACAAGATGAAATTGAAAATAAATACAGGTTCATTATCGAAGACTGTGTTATTAAAAGATTTAACAGACGTGGTGCTGAAGGTGCTACGTCTGAATCTGTTGAAGGTCACTCTGTTAACTATGAGACTTTCTTAAATGAGTTCGCCCCTTGGGATGAAATGTTAAGAGAAGACTTCAAGAAAGAAAAATCAAAGAAAGGTCAATTATTAATATTCTAATGAGATATTCAGATAGAGCAATTTTAAAGCAAGTAGATAAAAACGAGTATGATTATGAAACAGGAGAACATGTCTATAAAGAACTCTATTCAGATATTGTTACATGCTTCACAATGGATTTAGGTCTTGGTAAGTCAGTTCAGATTTTCGGAGATTATAACAAACAAAGAAAAGTTATATTCTTAAAAAATGCTTATAATAAACCGTTTAATGTTGTTGAGTATCGTGGAAAGCGATATATTCCAACAGCAGATAAGCAACTTAGTAAAGCTTTTTATCTTGAAAGGGATGATAGCGATGGGACTAAAGATATACGGCCATAAAAAATTACAACTTAACCTAAAAGATAAAGCACAAATGAGACTAGTAAAAGAAATTGTGAAGAAACACGGAGCAAGTTTACAACAAGAAATGGTAAAAAAAGCGGTATTCAAAGCCGGATATTCTGTTGGTGAAACTAGAAGAAGTATCAACTTACTAAATGAAAAAGGCGGTTTACTGGCAAGAGTTAAACCAACCACTAAATACTCTCCGTACGTTGAGTATGGTACACGTTTTATGGATAAACAACCATTTGTTAAACCTGCTTTCCAACAGGTTAAGAAAGAGTTCGTTAATGACTTAAAAAAATTAACATGATTAAAACTAGAGAACAAAGTATTTTCGATGAAGTATTTAAAATATGTAAGAATTTAGGATATAAAGTCTATGATTATAAACCGATGAATGAAGTACCTTATCCGTTTGTAGAAATGGAAGACACATCTGTTAGTTATGCGATTAATAAAACAGATGTAAAAGGTAGTGTTAGTCTTACACTCTCTGTGTGGGGCTTGCAGACAAAACGAAAAGAAGTATCTAGTATGGCAAATGCTATATTAGAAAAATGTTTGAGAATAGAGCATACAGAGGGGTATTCGTGGAGTTTAAATATTAATTCAAGCAATATTAGAATACTTGATGATAGAACAACAGTAACACCTCTTAAAAGAGCGGTTATTGAATTAGAATTTAATTTAAGATAAGGAGATAATAAATGTCAGAAGTAAAAAAAACTTATGAAGCTAAAAAGGGTATAGATATTATTCTTTTATATAGATTTTTAAAAAATGCTAAAACAGAAGCTGCTTTTAAATTAGCTTTTCAGACTGAACATAGTAATGAGATCAGTAGAGATTCTGATGCACAAAAAACTAAAGATGGAAATATCCAAAATTTAGGTGCAGTTGAGTATGACTTTTCGGCTAAGTCAATCGTAGCTAAAGGTGATAAGCATATCGAGGAATTAAGAGAAGCTTTAATCAATGGTGATATTATTGAAATCTGGGAAATTGATAAAGCTGAGAAAAATGAAGCTAATAAATATAAAGCTACTTATTATCGAGGATATGTAACTAAATTTGGTACTAATCCTAATTCAGAAGATAGTGTAGAGTTAGAGCTTGAATTTTCAATCAATGGAGTTGGGAAAACAGGTTATGCAACATTAACTGATGAACAAGCACAAGTGGTTCAATATGTGTTTAAAGACACTACTATTGACACAACAGAAGAATAATTAAACAAAGCTAACTGGTAGAAATACTGGTTAGCTATTTTTTTGGAGGAAAATAATATGCAATTAAGATTAAACGAAAATAAAACAGTAGAAGTAAAATTTGGAGTTGGTTTTGTACGTGAATTAGATAAGAACCATCCACTAGAAGCTAAAGGAATTAAACTTGGTATGTCTTTAAGTATGAAGATACCAGAAATTCTAGGAGGAGATGTGGCAAGTCTGTCTGATGTTCTATATGCAGGAACATTTCTAGAAAAAGAAAGACCAACACAAACTGAAATTGATAACTTTATCGATGAACACGAAGACATCGAAACTTTATTCGATGAAGTAATCAAAGCATTAGAAGAAAGTAATGCGGGAAAGAGAATTCTGAAACAGAACAGGGAGACTCTGAAAACAGAAGCATAGACTATAAAAACTCCAAAGAAGCATACGAAGAAATAATAGTAAATTGTGTAAGGTATCTAGGAATCACAAGTATCTATGAAATAAATATACTTACTCTTAATCAATATAACTTACTGATGAAAGGTGCGAAATTAAGGTTGTTAGATGAAGAACATTTAATTTACAAGCAAGCATGGTTGAATCGTGTAGTTAAACGAACAGAGACGAAAGGTAAGCAAGAAGTATATGTGTACGGAAGTTTTAAAGACTTTTTTGACTATGAAAAAGAATATAGAGAAATAACTGGTGAAATAGTACCTACTATCAAAGATGAAGAATTAAGCAATTTACTATTAAAAGCAAATATGTAGAAAGGAGATAAAATATGGCAGAACAATATTCAGTAGAAGCGATATTATCTGCGGTTGATAAAGGTTTTAGTCATACATTAGATGCTATTAATCAAAAACTTGATGCATTTGATGCCAAAGCTAGCAAGAGTGAACAAAGTGGACAAAAAATCGGTGGTACTTTTAAAGCTATGGCATTAGCAAATTTAGCAGCAAGTGCAATAACTAAAGTAACTGGTGATATAGGAACATTAGTTAGTGAATCTTTTAAAGCATCTGATGCAATGGATAAATTTAGAAGTACAATGCAGTTTGCTGGATTAGATAACAGTGCTATTGAAAAGAGTGCTCAAAGTGTTAAGAAATATGCAGACGACACTGTGTATGATTTAAACACAATTGCAAATACAACCGCACAATTAGCAGCAAACGGAATTAAAGATTATGACGCATTAACACAAGCGGCAGGGAATTTAAATGCAGTTGCTGGAGGTAATGCAGATACATTTAAATCAGTAGCAATGGTAATGACTCAGACCGCTTCTGCTGGTAAATTAACTGGTGAAAACTGGAGACAGTTATCTGATGCAATTCCTGGGGCTAGTGGAAAAATCCAGGAAGCTTTAAGACAAAATGGAGCTTATACTGGAGATTTTAGAAAAGCATTAGAACAAGGGAAAATTAGTGCAGAAGAATTTAACAAAGCTATTATGGATTTAGGTATGACAGATGTTGCAAGAGAAGCGGCAACCTCTACTAAAACTATTGAAGGTGCAGTAGGGAATATGCAAGCAGGTATTGTCACGAAGATTAATGAAATAATAGACGCTATCGGTAAGGATAAGATCACTGGAATAATAAATAGTATAGGTGAATTTGTAACAGGTGGATTAGATGTGTTGAAAACAGTAGTACCGCCGTTAGTTAGTGGATTTAGTTCACTGTTTAAAATATTAACGGAGAACAAAGCGATTATTGTCGGTTTAGTATCTGCTTTCGCTACGATTAAAACTATAACTACTGTTACAGCAACAGTAACAAGTGCTATAAGCAAGTTTAAAGAATTCCAAAATTCTATAAAAGCAGCAGAGGGAGCTTTCAAAATGCTATCGGTTGCTTTAGGTATGAATCCATTTATTCTAATAATTGGAGCTATTGTCGGTTTAATAGCTTACTTTGTTTATCTTTACAATACAAATGAAGAGTTTAGAAATAAAGTACAATCTGTTTGGGAAGCGATAAAAGGATTTTTTATCGGAGCTTGGGAAGCTATCAAAACAGCGTGGAGTGCTTGCGGTGAATTCTTCAGTGGACTTTGGGAAGGACTAAAAACAGGAGTACAAACTGTGGTTCAGTGGATAGTTGATAAATGGAATAGTGCAGTAGCTTTATTACAAGCAGTATGGAATATAATTTCTTTCGCAGCAACGTTTGCATGGAATTATATTGTCGGTGCTATTTCCGCAGTAGTTCAACCGTTTATAGATACTTTTATAAATTCATGGAATATCTTAAAAGAAGGTCTTTCAGCTGTTTGGGAAGGTGTGAAAATGGTTATTCAAGGTGCTTGGGAATTCATCAAAGCTATTGTGATGGGAGCGGTGCTAATTGTTATTGATTTGGTAACTGGTAACTTTACTAAACTTAAAGAAGACTTACAGATGATTTGGGAAGCTATTAAGGCAGCAATTCAAATGGTTTGGGAAGGTATTAAATTTGTAATAACAGCAATAGTAGGAGTTACTGTAGCATTGATTAAAAATGCATGGGAAGGACTGAAAGCTGGATTAGAAGCTATCTGGAATTTCTTATCGACAACAGCTTCAACTGTTTGGAATGCACTTAAAACAGCAGTGACAACAATTGTGACTGGACTAGTTAACGGAATAAAAGCATTGTGGGAAGGATTTAAGTCTTTCTTTACAACGTTAATAAATACTGTTAAAAGTATTGCGGTAAACACGTGGAATACTATTAAGTCAAGTGTGACTAGCATTATTCAAGGGCTTGTTAATGCAGCTCAAAACGCTTGGAATACTTTTAAAAACGGAGTTCAAAGTTTAGTAAGTAGGGTTACAAATATCTTTAATACGCTTAGAAATATTAGTTTAGCGGATATAGGACGTGCTATCATGAACGGATTTTTAAATGGATTAAAATCTGCTTGGGAAAGCGTAAAAGGATTTGTTAGTGGTATCGCTGGATGGATTAGAGATCATAAAGGACCGATTGAAGTCGATAGACGTTTATTAATTCCTGCTGGTAATGCAATTATGGGCGGACTTAATAGAGGTTTAGATAACGGTTTTGACAAAACTATGGCAAAAGTACAAAGTATCACAGGTGCTATTGAGTCAAGATTTAATATCAATCAAAGTAAAGCTTTAAATGTTGAAAATACTATCAGTTCACAACCTATGGTAATTAAATTCAAATTAGGTAATAAGGACTTTAGAGCCTTTGTGAGTGATATTAATCAAGTTAACGGTGAAGCGATACAATTAGAAGAAGTTTATTCAATTTAGGAGGAGTGTAAATGTACAATTTTATTAATACTAATGAAATAGGAGAGCAATTACACTCTTCTATTCAAACTATATTTAACGGTGTAAATATAGATACAGATCTAGAAGGTTTTCGAACGTTAGCGGTAAGTGGTCGAGGTTTGTTAAGTAAGAATATAAACTCAACTGATATTCCAGGGACGGACGGAAAATATTTTCTATATGGCAATTTAGAAGTTAGAGCTATTGTGGTTAAATTCCAGTTAAAAGCAATAACTAATGAAGAATTTAGACAGAAATTCAATAGACTAAATATGTTATTACAAACTGATGAACCAAAATTATTAAAATTCACAGATGAACCAGATTATTCATATAAAGCTATCTTGCAAAAAGCTAGTGACATAGAAGAAACATCAAACAACGTTGTATCAACATTTACTTTTCTGTGTTTAGATCCTTATAAATACAAAGAAGTTGACAAAGACACAGGAGTAAACAATGTGACTATAACTAAACTACCTAACAACAGAAATGAATTTACACCAGAATTGATTAAGGTGATTGTAAATAGTGTTAGCGATAAGATTATCATTAAAAATCAAACCACTACTAAGAAAATAATAATTAATCATACTTCTTTTGCCGTTGGTGATGTGCTTGAGATTGATTTGAACAAAGATTATCCGTTGAAATTAAATGCAATGGTAAGAAGTGATTTAATTGATTTTGTAGAAAGTGATTTTGATTTTACGGTTAAACAAGGTGATGTTATTACTTGCAGCAACAGTCGAGTGTTAGAAGTTCATACGAAAGAGAGGATGTATTAATGAAACTATTTCTATTCAATAATGATGAAAAGCTAATAGGTACTGTAAGCCCGTTAGAAGGAATTCAGAACGAAGAAATAAATAAAATTCAAACTATAGAATGTACTGTGGTGTATTCTGAATTGATTGAGAAAGCCTCTTATATAGGACATAAAGATTATTCTGATAATAGAATATTCCATCTGTATAAAATAGATCATGTAACAAAAACTAGCACTACTGATGTAAAAATAGTCGGTGTACATACGTTTTTCGACGATATGGAAAGTGATGGATATATCAAAGACTTTAGACCAACTAATAGAGAAGTTGTTGGAGTATTAACAACTATATTAGAAGGATCACGATGGCAGTTAGGTAGCGTTAATGTTCAACGTAATTACACAGGAAACTTTTACTATGTTACACGTAAGGAAGCTATAAGTAAATTAATTGAAGCGACACAAATTGAGATTAAACCACGATTAGAATTTAGTCGAGGGAAAATCACAGGTAGATATTTAGATGTGTTCACTAGACTAGGAGCAAGGAACGGAAAAGTATTTGTTCATGGTAGAGATTTACTTACAGTTAGTGAGAAGAAGTCACAAGGAGCGATATATACAGCCGTTGTTGGTCGTGGTAAAGGTGAAGAGACTGACACAGGTGGATATGGTCGTAGGATAACATTTAAGGATGTTGTGTGGACTAAAAGTCGTGGTAATGCAGTTGATAAACCGGCTGGTCAAGAATATGTAGAAATACCTTCCATGACAGAGTTATATGGTTTTGAAAAAGGTACTAAACCACGTATTAAAATTGTTGAATTTCAAGATGAAACTGACAAAGAAAAACTATTAAGACTTTCCTATGAGTGGCTTGAAAAAAATAGTAGGATTCAAGTAGAATACAGTGCGAAAGTTTTAAACGTTGGTAATCTTGAATTAGGAGATACTGTTGGGATATTTAATCCTAAACTAGGAATTAAGTATGAAACAAGAGTATTTAAGGTTAAACGTAATTTAGTAGACAATAAATTAACTGAATTTGGAATAGGTGATAAGGTGACTACATCTCCGTTCAGTAGGACTATTGAATTAGCTAAAGAGATGAAGAACTTTCAAGACGACACAGTTTATTGGCTTGATAAGATAAGAGAAAGACTATCTGATAAGTTAATAAATGAAGATGGTTATAACTATGATTTAAAAGCTGATAATGAATATAAAGTACCTGCTGGTTATTATTCATTTGATAAACCTATTGATCAAAATCCTACTAAAGTAGTGTATATGGGAGCTGGTAAAATTGCTATAGCTAACAGCAAGAAACCAACAGGAGAATGGAACTGGAAAACATTTCTTGATGGTACTGGTGCAACGTTAGATTTAATTAATACAGGTGTGTTAAAAGCCGGTCGTATTCAATCTGCTGATGGCAGCAGTTATTGGGATTTAGATACAGGAGAATTTCATTTACAACAAAGTGCCATTAATGAAGCGGTTAATAATGCAGTAAACGGCAAAGTCAATGAAGTAATAGGTGAAGTTAAAAAAAGTTTACCAACAAAAGAAGAACTTAAAGGGAAAAGCTCTTATCTTCACAAAAAATACAGCGATTTTGAAGATGGTCGAAATATGGACAACAACTCTAATCGCAAGTATATAGGTATTTACACAGGAGATAAAGCAACAGCTCCAACAAGTGCTAGTGAGTATAGTTGGACTAAAATTAAAGGTGAAGATGGAGCTAGAGGTCGTGACGGAAATAACGGTCGTAACGGAACGGATGGACACAGTTTAACGGCTTCATTGTGGTTCACAGGTGGATATGTTAATAACGTAATAAACGATGTTAAACTTAACCTAAAAGTATTTTACGATGGTCGAGAAATACGGGATTTTAGCAGTATTATAACTTACAAAGGCGGTAATTTTAGCAGTTGGCAAATAAAAGAAAATCCAACAGTTACAAGCTATAACGTGATTGATTATACGTTTTGGAGTAACGGTGAGAAAGATGGTAGTACATTATTTGCACTAGCAACAGTCACTTACAACGGTTTGCAAGCGGTGGCGGATACAAGATTAGACAATGTGCCAGATGTAAGGTTGTTAAGTGAAACTATTAAGAAATATAAGACTTTTGAAAGTACATTAGATGGCTTTACATCTGTTGTAGGTGAGATTGATACTAAAATCTTATCTAGTGCATATTTTAAGAATAATTTAAATTATGAAGATGTTGAAAAGACTGGGAATGATTTATATTTTAACGCTAAAGAAAATTTAGTAGCTAATGAATATTACACAATTTTGGCTGATTTAGATAACGTACCAGCTAATCAACAAACTTATATGTACGGTGCTAGCGATGGTGGAGATAAGAAAATAATTCAGAATGGGTTAAACTATTGGGTTGTTAAGTATCCTGATAATCGAGGTAATGTTAATCTATATCCTTTAGGGGCTAATACTAAAGTTAAGAATGTGAAGATATACAAGGGCGATTTTAGAGTTAAGAAAGATGATGAAAAAGCTAGAGAAAATTTATATAGTAGCTCTGCTACTGATAGCACAAATAAATTTATTCAATTGCATTTAAATAAAAATAAAATCAATGGCAATGTTTATACTGTTAAATTTGATGCTTCTGGTTATTCCAACGGTGATAGATGGGATATTTATAATCGCATTGGATATGATGGAAACAATTTAACTCAAGTTTTTAAAGCTAAAGATAATGAATTTACATTCACTATTAACGATGATACAAATCCTATCAGAATGTATATAAGAATGATAGAGGTCGGAAATACTAAAATTTCTAACGTTGAAATTTACGATGTAAGTACTGAATATGTTAAAAACACTCAAGTAAGTAAGTTAGAGAGTTCAATTAAGCAAACTAAAGATGAGATTGATTTAAAAGTTAGTAAAGATAACGTAATAGCCTCTATTAATGCTAGTGTGGAAAAAGACGGACAAGGTGTCAATCGTGGATTAGTTAAAATTAATGCTGATAAAGTTGATATAAGTGGAGTGTTGAGTGCTTATACAGGAGAGATAGGTGGATTTAGAATAGGACAAAATCCTAATGATGGTGGTTTTTGGTTAACTGGTACAATTAATTTTGATTGCGGGATAAATCCTGGACACAACGTTGGTAGTAGAGGAGCTCAACTTTGGGCGGCGTGGGGTGATAAATGGACAAAGGCTGGACCTAACGCTTGGTGGGTGAATGCACAAGGTGTTATGACTTGTAAAGCAACACCAACATTTCATAATGGAATGGAAGTGTATGGTCGATATATCGACACTCATGGAAATGATATTCAAGGAGATAAAAATGGTGGTGGAAAAACAACTGTAGTTTGGTGGAGTCAAATTAACAAAGCTAATAGTTCATCATCTGACAAACGTTTAAAAACTAATATCAAACCAACTAAAGTTAACGCACTAGATATGCTTAACAATATTGAAATGGTTGAGTTTAATTGGAAGAAAGACAACAAGTTTGAGAAGCTTGGAGCAATAGCTCAACAGGTTCAATCTGTAGAAAAAAGCCTTGTTGTTCACGATATGGACGATAAGCAAACTTATAACGACTATTTAAGGATAAGTTACTACAACACTATACCTTACCTAATCAAAGGTATTCAAGAACTCTCTACCGAAAATCAACAACTTAAATCACAACTTAAAGAAATGAACGAAAGACTACAAAAACTGGAGGATAAAATCAATGGCAACATATAAGAAAAACTATGCACGTGCCACTTATGACAGCAACGGAGCAGTATTATCAACCATTGTCAGTATATTTAATACTAGCGGTGGAACTGTAATTGAAACAACGTTAAAAGGTGACCATTTAAGCAAGTCAGAAGATGAAATAGTACAACTGGCACTTGAGCAATTCTATCAAGATACTTACCCTAACAAGGCTGAGAACGAAAAAATCACAGCTTTGAAAAAAGAATTGAAAGACTCAACGGCAACACTTGATACAACACGTAAGATGTTAGCTCAAAGCGTTGTTAAAGAGTTTGAATATGATTCTAACTTTGAAGATATTGACGCTAAATTACAATTTTTAGCGAACCATTTAAAAATCACTTATCCAGCTAAGGAGGAAGAAGATGAAAAAGAAAGTAGTGGCGGTTCTCGAGAAGCTACAACTGTCTAGCTTGATATTTTTAGAAATAATGAAAGGAGGTAATAGCATGATTATTAAATATTTAGCATTAACAATTCTTGATGGACTAATGACTTTAGATGAGATCAAGAACAAAAAACTTCGCAAACTAGTAAAAGCTGAACTTGACAAAATGGGATTAGCTGAAGTAGTTGCTGAAGACAAACAATAATTTTAAGGAGGGCTTAAAGCCCTCTTTTATTTTGCGAAGAAAGGAGTTAATTTAATGGAAATTACATTAGCAGAATTAGCCGAACGCTACTACCATTTAGTGAAAGATGTGTACATACACGCTTTTACACTGGTTGTTGTGTTGGATATTCTAACAGGTGTAGCGAAGGCTTTTGTAACAAAAAAACTAAACTCAACAATTAATAGACGTGGACTGATTGAACACATTGTAGTATGTGTGATGTGTATTACAGTTTATCCATATCTACTATATTTAGGATTTAACGAGATAGCAACAGCTTTCTTGTTATTTTTTATATTAAGTTACTGTTTATCTTTAATCGAAAATCTAAGTGCATTAGGAGTGCCATTTCCAACTGGTATTAAGAAGCGATTAGAAAAATTAAGAGACGAACTGGACGGAAAGGAATAGAATTTGATGAAAAAATTAATTAAATTAGAATTCGATAACACTACAAAAGAAAGAAAAACAGAGAATAGTTATTCTGAACTTTATTCTTACGATAAAAACAACGGATCGTTTGAATTTGAGATATTAAACGACACACTAACAACTGAACAAGTTACAGCGTTGTTTAAATTTACTCAAAGTGAAAAAATTTGGAAGACTACTGGGAGTGTTGAGGGAAATAAAGTAAAAGTAACGTTTGATACTAGTTTAATCACTCAAAATGAAACGGTTGTTTGTTACTTGTATCTTGACGAAGAACAAAGAACTTCCGACACATATAGATTTAAATTTAAAGTAAAAGTATCTGAAATTGATAGGCTTCATACTTACGACGTTAAAGAAAGACTATTTAACAAAGGTGTAATTGTCGATAAATCTGATGTTGTGACTAAGATTGAATTAGAGGAAATGTTGAAGTCTATCAAAGGAATTTCAATAGACGGCTTACTAACGGAAGTTAAGGCAGAGGAAACTTACGCTAAAAAATCAGAAGCAGTAGACAACACTAATTTTGAATTAGTTAAAAATAGAGTACTAGCTTTAGAGTTAAAGACTGATAAAGATACAGTATATGACGATAGCGAATTAAAAGGTCGTATTAGCGTGCTAGAAGCTAGAGAGGATAAAGATACTAAATACGACGATACGAACGTTAGGGAGCGTCTGACAGCGTTAGAAAGCAAACCTAATGTTGATGTAAGCAATCTAGCTACTAAAGATGAATTAAACGAGGTTAGGAATAGTCAACCGACAGTTGATACTTCAAATTTAGTGACTAGAGAGGAGTTAACAGCTAAGAATTTCTTAACAACACATCAAGATTTATCAGAATATGCTAAGAAATCAGAGATACCTGCACCGTATAACGATACTGAATTAGTACAAAAAATTGGACAATTAGAAGCTAGAGTTGATAAAGATACAGTATATGACGATACACCACTAAAAGAACGTGTAACAGCCCTAGAAAGTAAAGCTATTGAAGGTGGAGCTTACGACGACAAGCCTATTAGAGATAGATTAGACGTATTAGAAGCTAAAGAAGATAAAGATACAATATACGACGATACAGAAGTAAAACGTAGACTTACTGAACTTGAAAATAAGCCTGCGGTTGATACTTCTGTTTTTGTTACTGAAGATAAATTAAATAGTAAAGGATATTTAACACAACATCAAGATTTAACACCGTACGCTTTAAAATCTGAAATACCGCAACCATACAATGACACACCACTTAAGGAACGTGTTACAGCGTTGGAGAGTAAGGCAATCGAGGGCGGTGCTTATGACGATAGCGATTTAAGAAATCGTGTTACAACACTTGAAAATAAACCTAATGTTGATTTATCAAACTATGTGACTAGCGAACAACTAGAGAATAAGCACTATTTAACACAACATCAACCACTTGACAATTTAGTGACTAAAGAAGAATTAAATAGCAAAGGATACTTGACTGATGAAGTGCTTAACAGTAAAGGATATGTAACTGATCAAGTGCTTAACAGTAAAAACTATCTAACAGAAGATGTGTTAAACACTAAAAATTATTTAACTCAACATCAAGATTTATCAAGTTTAGTGACTAAGCAAGAACTAGAGAATAAACATTTCTTAACAGAACACCAACCATTAACACATCTTGCTACTACTGGAGATTTAGAAGCGTTAAGAAATATTAGTATTAGCAAAGCGGATTTAAGTAAGAAACTTGATAAAGTAGATTTTAATACTTTTAAAGATAGCGTTGTGACTAAAGATGAGTTGGCTGGTAAGAATTATTTAACGGAACACCAAAATTTAGATGGATATGTTAAAAAATCAGAATTAGGAACTTCACAAACTAATCAAACACTAACGCTTAACAACAGCACCTTAAGTATTAGCGGTGGAAATAGTGTAGAATTGCCTGTTAATAGATACGAAATTCACGGCTCAGGGATGCCAAATGGTGTAGTTGAAGCTGAGATAGGGACAACATACGTTGACAAAAACAAAACTAACGGCGCGTTGAAATGGATAAAAACAACAGACGGTGGCAATACTGGATGGGAAGTGCTAATAGGTGATACTGGCTGGAGAATGTTAAATAGTGTCTCTAGAGCAGGCAACTCGTTTATTAAAATCAGACGAGTAAACAATCTTGTGACGTATCAATTCGGAGGACTTCAATGGGGTTGGTTTGGAGTAAACAGACGAAATGGACCAGATTTTGTAAGACATAATAGCAGTGGAGATAAAGGAGCTAAAGTATTAAGACCTGGTGGTATTCCAGTAGGATTTAGAAGTGAAAGTTCTTTAATTGGAGGTATCTATAGCGACGCAGGAAAGCCTTACGGAATTTGGTATTTAGGAGGTACAAGCGACTCAAACTTTATACAATTCACATTTAATGACCCTATCCCAACGGATAAAGATATAGGCGATATACGAGTAAGTGCCATCTCATACTTAACAGAAGAACCGTGGCCAACACAATTGCCATAAGAAAGGAGGTGAAATATATGGAACAATTAGAAGTTTTAAAGCCGGCATTAGTATTCTTAATAGTAACACTTTTAGGGATGTTAGGTAAGTTTTTAAAAGAGTCAAAATTCTTTCCTAACCAAATGATACCTAACTTTCTAGGATTGTTAGGTGGACTAATAGGAATTATACTATTTAAAGATGCAACAGCTATTACACTTGGAGTTGGTACTGTTGGGTTACACCAAATTTACAGACAAACTGTAGGGAATAACTCTAAAATTGATAATTCAGATAAATAATGATATAATTAATATATCAATCCCCCTGTTCCTATATAGGCAGTTACGACTGACACAGGGGTTCTTTTTGTAGGTGTCAACGAAGAGTTGAGAAAAACGCAGAAAAGTTGAGAAAAACGTAGAAGACTAGGTTTATAATCTAGTCTTTTTTATATTAATTAAACAATACGGAGGATAAAAACAATGGCAGAAATTTATAGCGATTATTTTCAAAACGGAGTATTCTTTACTCCACCAAAAAACGATATACTAGGAGTTGTAATTCACAACGATGGAGGTTCACTAAGTGCTAGACAATATGATGGCTTTTTAGTCGACAGAGTGAACAACGGAACATTAGCGAATGGTTTCGCAGCATACTATGTAGATAGAAATGATGTGTATGTATTCCAACCTACTGACCATCAAGAGTGGCATACAGCCAACTGGTATGGGAACGCTAATTTTATAGGTTTTGAAGTTTGTCAATCTATGTCAGCTTCTGACAGTGATTTTCTAGCTAACGAAGACGCAACGCTATTATTAGCTGGTTTAGTCTTACAAAGTCGTGGATTACCTATCAATGAAGATACAGTTAAATTACATCATGAATTTAGTGCGACTTCATGCCCACATAGAAGTATGGAACTCCATGGAAATGGTGGAGCTTATAACGGAGCAGGTACTGAAGCGTGTAGACAATATTTCATCAATAGAATTAAACAACTATTAGCTGGAGATGTGACTGAACCACCAGTAGTGGAGAAAAGCATTTTAGACGAAGACGTAGAACTTGCAAAACGTGATGAACCATATTACGAAGCAACAGTTAGCACGGATTACTATTTAGAAAGTCAACCAACTGAAAATGGAGAAGATAAAGAATTTGTCCCAAAAGGTACTAGAGTACGTGTCTATGAGAAAAAAGGCGGTTGGTCACGTGTTAACTATAAGGATAGTGATCAATGGATTGAGGATGAATATTTAGTCGAAGCAACAATTTTTTAATAAAAAAATAATTTAAAACATTACAACAAAGCCCCACTATATGTGGGGTTTATTTATTTTTCAAAAAAGTTTAAAAAAACTATTGACACGCTCGAGCGTGTATTGTATAATAATAAATGTAGATAAAGAAAGAGGTAAAACATCATGGAATACACAGTTTATAAAAGAGGTCAAATCACAAAATACGAAGCAGGAGTTGTATATAGAGCGTACAAAAACAATGAAATTAACTGCTTACCAGAATTTACAAAATGGTTATATGATGAAACAAACGCTTATATTGGAACAGCTATTCAACGTTATAATCAAGATGCTAGAACTTACGACAGAGTATATGAAATAACTAGAAGTATCTTAAATAAAGATTTTGATAAAGCTAATGAATTAATTGAAATGATTCAAGATGATTTTATAAGATTATGTGGTAAAAAATCAATGTTTTATAAATATAAAAAAGAAGAAGATAAATAGGAGGAAACTAAAAATGAGAAATAAACAAGTGTTAAAAGTATTTGAAGCAATAAAACGAAACGCAGAAGAAGGGAATATCTGTTTCTCTCTAGTAAATAGAGAGACAGGTAAATACCTAAAAAATAGTGATACTGGAAATGGTTGGAAAATCTTTGGATTTTCACATCTAATAAACTGGGGTGACTTAATTCCTCAACATATATATGGTGTCTATGGAGATTTCTTATATCGTCTTGGTTATGAATATAATCAAGTAGATAATAGATATAATTCGGATGAAGAAATATTAGATGTAATTGAAAAGTTGTTAGTTGAATGGGATTTAAAATTAGAGGAAACTAAATAATATGTGGAAAACAATACAATTTAATAAGCAAAATATTGAACATGAGACTGACAGGGCGGTTTTAATTAAACTGCCCAACAATTCATATTATAAAAATTATAAATTTTGGCATCCATCTAAATTAATTAGATCATTAAAAAAAGGAAATGGATATTTCTTAAGTTTATCCTACACAGATGAGTTCAGATTTAAAATTTTTAGAAATGATAAAACAAGTAAAGAAATATGTGGTGAGGAATTAGCTCTATGTTTCAATCAACTTACAGAAGAAGATGATACAAGTTATTTAGAAGTAACTGAACCAGTGAAGATTGATAGGGATGTGGAAATAATTTCAGAATTGGAGCGTTAGTATGCTTACAGAAAATCAGAAACAAGCATTTGAAAAGTTTAAAAAATTAAAAGTAGGTGCTTTGTTTATGGAACAAGGGACAGGAAAAACTAAGGTAGCGTTAGAATTAATTAAAACAACTGATAGTAATTTAGCTTTGTTTTTCTGTCCTTTTTCTACAAAAGATAATCTACAAGATGAAATAAATAAATGGGAGTTAGATATAAATTATAAAATTATAGGGTATGAAACTTTATCCAGTAGCGATAAGACATATATTGAATTACTTGAAGAAATAAAAAATAAAAAACTGTTTATTGTTGCAGATGAAAGTATATTTATTAAAAATGATGATACAAAACGATATAGAAGGCTTATAAGTATTGCTAAAATGAGTGATTACAGATTAATTTTAAATGGTACACCATTAACTAAAAATGAATGGGATATTTATAATCAGATGAATTTCTTAAGTGATAAAATTATTGGAATGAGTAAGCAAGAATTTTTAAATGTATTTTTTAAAAAGATATCCTATAAGAAAGCTGGGAAACGTCCTAAAGAATTTTACAAGCTTTCTGATGTAAATATAGATTATTTACATAAACTGATAGCACCGTATATATTTGAATGTGAGTTTGAATTTGATAAAAACGAAGAGATTAAATATATTAGAATAATTGCAAGTGAAGAAGCACAGGAAAGCTATAGTCGTAAAAAGCAACAATTACTGAATTCAATCAGTAAAGGAGAAAGCATAATAGATCAATTTCAAAATCTAGCTTATAGTTGTTTTAATGATAAAAAAAGACATGTGGAAATAGCTAAATATGTTAAAAATGAAAATCAGATAATTGTGTTTTGTACATTAGTTAGTGAAGCAATAAATATAGCTAATCAGTTAAATTGCTATTTAATCACAGGTGATACTCCATTAAGTAAACGTTCTGAAATAAAAGAGAGTTTTAAAAAAGATAATAAACCGTTAGTAATGACGTTAGGAACAGGTGCTTATGGTTTGAATTTACAATTTTGTAATAAGATTGCATTTAGCAGCATAACATTTGATTATGCAAAAACAGAACAAGCTATTAGTAGAATTAAAAGAATAGGTCAAGAGAATGATATTAAATATACTTATTTTACTTCTAATTTAGGTATATTCAATATGATCTTTGAAAATAACGAAAAGAAAAGAAATTTAAAAGAGCTGTTGATAGATAAGATTAAGGAGGATAATACATGCGATTATTTTACATCAAGACTTTAGAAAAGAAAAAAGAAATAATTAGACAAAAAAAGACTGAATATAATCACATAGTTTATTTACTTCCTAAAAAATTCTATGATGAATTAAAAGACGTTTTAGAAGGTGTAGAGGTACATTTTTACGAAGATATTTCAAAGAGTAATGATCTAATTAATTATGCAAGAGATGAAAGTCTTTTAATACTGGATAGTCCAGCAAGATATAAAAATATTAGTAGTGCTAAATTTAGTAGATTAAGTAAAATCAGTAAACAATACCCAAATAAAATAATTATTGACAGCGTGCCATTTGCTAGTGAAATAGAATTCTTATATGTTCCTTTATCGTATATAGATAGAAATATACTTGGATATCAACATTATTATTCATTTAGAGAAAATAATAGTGAAATATATCAAGATAAGCAATGGAGAAGCCACGATTTTGAATTGAATGCTAAGAAAATGAGCGGTATTACCTATCAAGAGTATCAATCATTCTTATCTGGAATTGATATAAAAACTCATGAAGTAGTGTTAACTCAAGAAGAAAAAGACGGTTACGAAAAGAAAAAAGCAGAATGCTTCAATAAGTTTGATAGGTTTAATCCTATTGTTACAGCTTTAAGCGATTATTCAAATATGAGAGATAGTGTCTATGAAAAAATAGGAGAAGTATTGCAAGATATAAATGGAGAAGTAATACTATATACTAACATAAAAACTCATAATAAATATTTAAAAAAGAGATTTCCTAATATTAATGTAAGAACATTCTATGATGTTAATGGAGATGAACAAAATTACAAGAATATAATATTATGTGAAGTTCCGATAGCTAGAGCATACCTATTTACAGATGTGTTAAGTCGATTAAATAAAGGAACAACAGTACATATTATTAAACCTAATGTTCCTGCTATTAAATTACTATATAATCGCATGGTAAAAGAATATACACAGTTAGATGAATTTACTAAAATTTTAAGAAGGGAGATTGATTGCATTGAAACAAGGAGTTAAGATTTATATTAATAAGGATGTTTTAACAAGTGCTAGAGAGCGTATATCATTAATGTTTGATAAGTTTGAAAATATATGTTGTTCTCTATCTGGAGGAAAAGATAGTACTGTATTATTGCATTTAGCATTAGAAGAAGCTAAAAGAAGAAATAGAAAAGTAAATGTATTTTTTTTAGATCAAGAGGCAGAATACAGTCACACAATAGAAATTATTGAATATTATATGAGATTACCAAATGTAGTCCCATATTGGTATCAAGTACCTATTAAAATGAGAAATGTAACAAGCTATACAGAAGAATATTTAAATGCTTGGGGTGTCGGTGAAAAATGGATGCGAGAAAAAAGTGATATTTCAATTCATGAAGTAAAGGCAGAATACAATAGCAGATTTTATGATTTTATAGATTGGTTTGAGGAGCAATGGGACAAAGAGAAAACATGTTTTTTAGTTGGTTTAAGAGCAGAAGAAAGTCTTAATAGATTCAGAGCTGTAACTAAATATCCTGGAATTGATGATTTAATGTGGACTACGAACACAAAAGGTAAAATTAAAGTATATCCATTGTATGATTGGACATTCGAAGATATATGGATATATATTGCACAAAATAACGTACCTTACAATAAAATATATGATTTCATGCATAAATTAAATTTCGGAATGAATGAAATGAGAGTATCAAATCTAATTCATATTCACGCTTTTAAATGTTTATCCTCGCTTCCAGAATTTGAACCAGATACATATAATTCTTTATTAGAAAGAATAGGTGGTGTTCATATTGCTGCTAGGTATTCAAAAGAAGCAGTCATGTATGACACTAAAAAGTTACCATCAAAATTTAAAACGTGGAAAGAATATCGTGATTTCTTATTAGAAACTACCCCCCTTGAGCATAAAGACATATTTATAAAAAGGTTTGCTAATCAACCTGATCATGAGAGAACTTATAGAGGACAGTGTAAGCAATTACTATTAAATGGTTGGGGGAACGGTATTCCAGTACCTACAGCAAGTGCTATTAAGCAATATGAAGACAAAAAGAAAAAACAAATTGAAGAATGGAGTAAAATATTATGAAGAAATTAGAATTTCCATGTATGCAACCTAAGCTAGTTTCAATTGATAAGGTTGTAGCAAATAATTATAATCCTAACAAAGTAGCTAAGCCAGAAATGGAATTGTTATATAAATCTATTTTAGAGGACGGATTAACAATGCCAGTAGTAACATTTTACGATGAAAAAATAGATAAATACGTTATTGTAGACGGATTCCACCGTTATACAATTGTCAAAGATTATTTTAAGTCAGATGTAGTAGCGATTAGTGTTATTGATAAAGATATTAAGCAAAGAATGGCAAGTACAGTAAGACATAATCGAGCAAGAGGAGTCCACAAGGTAGACTTACAAGCAGATATGGTAGTTGATTTACTTAAAAAAGGTTGGAATGATAATGACATTTCAAAAGAATTAGGAATGACATTAGAAGAAGTGCTACGATTAAAACAACAAACTGGAATAGCAGAATTATTTAAAGATAGAACACATTCAAAATCTTGGGTAGTTAATTAAGGAGGTGATTTAAATGTTATTAAGTGGAGATAGATAATTATACTAAAGAGGGAGTTTTCTCCCTCTTTCATTAAATTTGTTTTTCTGATATAATTATAGAAAAAATTAGGAGAAGGACATGAATAAAATATCTGAAGCTAAACTTAGAAGTAATAAAAAGTGGGATGATAATAATCGTGAACGTAAAAGATATATTAATAAGAGATCTACAGCAAGAAGTTTTATTAAAACAATGGAACGAGAAGACATTCCAGAATTTGAAGAATTATTAAAAGAACGTAAAGCTAGAAAAGATTAATATAAAATGTTATAATAAATTTGTTAGTAGAATTCAAAATTTATATAGGAGAGATAGTATAAAAGCTATCTCTTTTTTATATTTTATGTTACAATAACTGTGAGAGGTGATCTATATGAAATATTATATAAGTGATTATGGTAATACTAGGATGAGGGATTTTCTAGTAAGAAACGGTGATGTAAAAGAAGATAGTCAAGGTATTTATACTTTAGATGCAGAAGATTTTGAAGATTTTCAACAACAATTTGTAAGTTTGCAATATTTTAAAACAATAAATGATTTTGTTGAAGTATTTGAAACTGAGGAAATGATCTCTGCTGGAAAATATTCTTATTTGGTAAGAGTGATTGAAGATGATGAAGAGAATGTATATAGTTTAGTTTACGAAAGAGAAAACGGAGCGAAAACTCTCACTATAAATGATGTAGTAGAAATAAGAGAAGGTGACATTCTTTGTGAAGATATTTAAGCCCCAAAATAAAAGGGGCTTTTTTCTGTGGGGAAAATTTAGGGAAAAAGCATCTAAATACTTGTTAAAATCTATTATATTTTTGAATATTCCTGTTATATTTTGAAATACACTAAATATACTCTGACACATTGGTAAATATACCTTTTATACTTGAAATATATTTTGCTATACTTTAAAATTAGAGATACATTTATTATTAGCGGTAATCATATTAGTATTGATAATTGTGTTTTCAATTGTTTTAACTGAAAGGGAAGGTGGAGCTACACCTGAAGAAGTCGTAAAAGGGTGGATGAAAACTGTGTAAATAATGAAATTGAAAAAATGTTTGATTATATCTACTATGACAATAAAAAAGATAAAGATGAATCCACTCAAGAATTTAAGAAAATATCCAAAGAAGAAAAATATAAGTTAGATATGTTAAAGTCCTTCGTTAATGATAATGAAACAGATGAAGTTAAAATGATTGATTTAAATACGTTTATAGTTAGATTTAAGAAAATAAATAAAAAAGACAATTTGGATAAAAAATACTTAATAAATAAGGGCAGAGGTTTTTTAACTGTGGAAAAGCATAATGGAAGATGGTTTTTAAAGAAAAATCAATTATGGTAGTAATTTATCTTGAAAAGAAAAAATATTCTGTTTAATAATTAGATTATCTAGTCGGATAATCTTTTATTTTTTGGTGATATACGCTTTTGTTAAATTGCATTTTTGTAATTAGTGGGTACTTTATATATCGTTGACAAAAAGACTAAAGCTCTAGTATAATGAATTATTGAGAGGAATTGTATTTATTAATAAAATTTTAAAATATTCTATATTTTATCTTCCAAAAAATTAATAAAAAGGAGAAAGTTATTATGAATAATAGAGGCCAAAATGCAAATCCAAATGGAGCTCCTCAAAATCATCACCCGAATCAAGGTTATCCTCAACAAAACAACCAATATCAAGGAAACGGTTATAATGGACAAAATCCACAAAATTTTAATAGAAATGTAAATAATCAAAATCCATATCAAAACCAAAATTCACAAGCAAATAACGTAAATAATCCTCAATATTCAAATGGTCAAAATCAACCTCAAAATAATATGAATAACCAACAATATAGAGGACAAGGAAATAATGGACAAAATCCACAATTTAGTAATCCGAATAATCCACAGTTCAGTAATCAAAATGGATACAATAATCCTAATCAATTTAATCCACAATTTGGTAATAACCAAAACTTTAATCCTATGAATCGTGGACCTAAGATGGATAGTAAAATGATAGGATATATAACTGCGGCAGTTGCTGCGATTTTGGTTGTATTAATGATATTTATGTTCTCCAGTGGCAGTGAAAAACTAGGTGGAGCAACACCTGAAGAAGCTGTGAAAAATGTAATAGCTGCAGCAAAAGATGGTGATTTTGAAAAAATAGTAAATAATGCTTACTTTAAAAGTGATGGAGATAGAACTAAACTTTTAGAACATTTTAACACCTTAGATGATGGTTGGAAAAAAGAACTAGCTAAAAGATATAGTGATATGAAGATTAAAGAAGTAAAATCACTTGATGAAAATATAGTTATAGTTGAATTAAAATTTAGTGGAGATTCAGGAGCTACGTATGCAAAAAAAGTAAACGGTAGATGGTTTATGAATCTTTCTGGTGTATAA